TGTGCCATATTAACTGAATCACCTTTAGGAAATGTAGGAGGTAAATTTAAGGTAAGTTTTTATAATACTTCAACAACTGGCACTTCATGGGCTGTTGGATTACGTCGTGCTAGATATAACAACGATGGAAAAACAGGAATTCACCCTGTATATTTTGACCCTAATGGTGATCCTTATCTTGCAAACAATCAATTTTATGATTATGTTGTTGGAGCATTTCAAGATGCTAAAAATTCAAATAGAAAACTTCGTGTTTATCAATCTTGTCTAAAAAATGGTGTAGGTTTTGGTGATCCTGCTATGGAAACTAATCAACCTATTACAATGAGAGAGGTTGTATATTATGGAGGACATAATGCTTCTTTTGCTTCAGTATATGATATGTCAACTAATTTTGGAAGTGGACAAGCTTATGATTTTGTAGAATTTGAATTACTAGGAGACCAAATGAATTTAGTTATTGGAAATGCTAGTGCAACAGCAACCCTTGTAAATCCAACAACATTATCAACTGGAGATAAAACTAATGAATTTAAACCAATGTCTATAACTACTCAATTATTATATCCACAATTATGGTTGGAAAAAGAAAATAAACAAATGAATGTAACTACATTTAATGGTAAAACAGGATATACTTTTGGTAATCCTGATACTGATTGGTGGGCTAAGATGGAAAGCAAAGGTTTAACTGAACGATTATGTAAAGAAGTTGATACTCGTTATTGGGCAAGTTTAGAGGATGGCACTAGATATACTTTTATAAAACCTAATGGTTCAGGAGCATTTGCAGAAACTGATTATCCTCCTGTCATGATTTTTAGCCCTGATGATACTGATTATATTAGAACAGAAGATGCCAATTCAGAATTATTATTAGGTTTTGAAGGTCGTGATATTGTAGAAACAGGAACATATGCTGCACCAACTTATACTATTGTTAGTAATTCAGTTCCTTCATTATTAGCACGAGGTTCTGCTTTTATAAGACTTAATAATTTCACACAGCAATCATTCAATGCTGGAAAAGGAGGACTATCAAAAATATTATATCATATTCCAAGATTTGATAATAGTGGAAATCAAACTGGTTCAGACTTGTTCTTTGAACCTGCTGAAAAAACATATGTATCATTAGGAAACATTAATGAGTTAAATATTACTTCATTTGATATTGACATTGTCACCGAGGATGAAGTTTTTGCAACTGACCTCGTAGGAAAAACTATTGTTGTCCTACATTTTAGAAAACAGAGCCACAAAATGTAAGAAAAAATTTAAGGTATATAGTGTGTATGAAATACATATTTAAATTACATCTTTTCATTAGTTTTATTAATAGAAATATAGTTCTTTTGTAAAATTATTATCTAGTTTAATGTTATAATGTCAATCTTACCTGTTGTTAAACAAGATTTAGAAGAAAATTTACAAGTTGATGACGAAATTATTGAATCTGAAACTGAGGAGCAGTCAGAGGAAGAAGTAGAACCAATTATAGAAGTAAAACAACGAAAGAGGGCAGTCAGGAATGAAATATTTGATATAAAAGATGAGCCTGTTGAACCTGATGAACCTGAACCTGAGCCTGAGCCTGAGACTGAACCGGTTAAACAAAAACCACAAAAAAGACGACCTGCTAAATTTTATGAGGAAGGTTATAGAGAAGGAGATTTTAGAGTTATGATAGATAAAAATGGAAGTAAAAGATGGGTAAATGATAAAACACTTGAAAATGCACGTGCTAGAATGAATGAAATGCATAAAAAAGGAATTGCTAGACCACCAACTAGAAAGAAGAAAGCACCACCTGTTGAAGTTCAATTAAAAGAAGTATTAGAAAAGCAAGAAGAAAATAAAAATAATTTGAGTGAAGAATTTATTAAAAAATATCAAGAAGATTTATCTATGCTTGTTCAGAAAGCAAGTTTTAATGCAGTTGAAGAATATGATAAAAAAAGAAAAGAACGTAAGGCAGAAAAGAAAGCACAACAAAATGCTGAATTAGTTCAGAGTCAAATGAGGAGTAAATTAGAAGGACTTAAACAACCAGTTAAGTATGGGTCTCCTGGGTATTTTGATAGTTGTTGGGATTGAGGAATAACTTTTATAGTATCACTTAAATTTCTAACACAATTGAATGAATCACTCCAACCATCTCTTTGTGTAATATGTATAGGTGTTATACAATACCATTTATCTTTATGTTGTAAAATTTTTAAATATTCATCAATATTATAATTATTATCATTAGGATATTGTAATTTATATTTTAAACTTGTTTTATAATTATCAATTAATGTATCATAATAATGACATTTAACAACCATAGCATGAGTACACCAAGCCTTAACAACTTTACTTAAATATTTTTCAATAGGAATAGGTGGTGAACAATTCCAACACCCTAAATATAATACATCAAAATCATAATTAATATATTTATTAAATTTTTCAATCAATTTATTTTTAGATTCAATTTTAATATCATCTTCAAAAATAATACAATAACTCCATTTTAATTCTTTGGCTTTTTCTAAACAAGCAATATGACTCATCACACAACCAACTAATCCTATTTCGTGTTTAATGGCTTCAAATCTATTTGGTTTTTTAATTCCAAGTTTTTTTAATTCTGTAATTGTATAAGCATTTTTTTCAGGTCTTTCTTTTAGATTAATATAAAAGTGTTGATTCATATAATATTATAAAATATTTAAATTCTTTTAAAACATACAAACCCCTGAATATCTTTTTCATGTATATAAGTTTTAATACATTTACAATTTGGAACTTCATTTTCTAATTGTGATAATATATTAAAATGTTGTTGATATACATCTTCAATAATATAAATATCATTTGTATATTTCCATAATGTTAAAAAAGAAATTATTTGATGTGATAATATATGACTACCATCATCAATTATAAAATCACAATTACCGATATTATTCATCATATTTTCTAATTGTTGTTCATTAGATTGGTCAACAACAAAAGTTTCAATATTATTTAATTTAATATTTTTAATATCACAACCATAAACTTTACAATTTTCAAAATATTCTTTCCACATATATAGAGAAGCACCTTCTTGATAATTATCATTTGTATATGCTGTCATTAATTCCTTAGTACCAATACCAATTTCTAACATTTTATTGTATTTTTTATCTTTTAAAATATTGTGATATTCTTCTGTATAATAATGGTGATATTTAGGGCATTTATCACATATATATTTTTCAGCAAGTTTACATAATTTAGACATTTATATTATTATGAATTATATTTAATTATAAAAATCTAACTATTAAATATAATGCCAAAAAAAGCATCTAAAACACTAAAGAGACCGGTCGTTTTGAAAGTAAGGGACCCTGTAAGTAAACAGCCTCGTGAATTACATCCAAATTTAATGGAACTACCAAGTTGTTTATTGATATGTGGTGCCGTAAAACAAGGAAAAAGTAATTATTTGTTGAACCTTCTGGCAAATGATGACTTCATTGGTTCTGATTTTTTTGACCAATATAAAATCATATCAACTACATTGAATGCTGACCCTAAAGGTAAGATATTTAATGATTTATTCGATTGTGAAGATCACTATGACGACCAAATGATTAAAGATTTAATTGAATCACAAAAGAAATATGGAGATAAAACTGATATGCCTTCAACTTGTTTAATTGCTGATGATATATTAACAAAAGAATTTGTTAGAAAAAATACTGATTTAACTCTGTTGTCTTCTCGTTTTCGTCATTTCAATATTCAATTATTAGCATATGTGACTCAGAGTTTTAAAGCAATTCCTCCAATTGTCAGAAACAATGCCACGGACATAATAGTGATGAAGCAGTCTAATGCTAAGGAATTAGAAAAGATTGCTGAAGAATATTCTCCTATGTTCGGTGATGATAAAATATTTAAACAATTATATGATTATGCTATTGGTTATGGACCTTATAACTTTTTATATTTAAAATTATCTCAAAATCCTGCAGAAGCCTTTAGATGTCATGAAGAAAAAATAGCAGAAGGTTCAAAAATATTATTTAATAAAAATTCAAAAAATAATGAAGAAAATAATATAGAATAATTATATAAAATGACAGTTGATTTATATTCGTTAAGTGGTGCTGTTAATCAAGGTAATATGAGAACTGCTGCAATTGAAGCATATAATCGTGATGCTACGGCATTTAATAATGAACTAGCAGGACGTATTGCAGAAGCAAAACGTTCAACTACAGAAGGAGAGGCAGAAATAGGTGCAGCAGATGCCATTAAATCAGCAATAGCAGGGAGTGCAGCTGTTAGTTCTGCACAAGCATTTTTAGCAAGTAAAGGAGGACAAATTCAGAATGCTGTTGAAAAAGGAACAGAAGCAATTCAACAAGTTCGTGATACTGCTGATAAAGTTAAAAATGCAGTAACAAATGTTAGTGAAAATATTACTAAACCACCAAGTGGTATTGAACCCCCTGCCAGTGCTGAAGAAGGTGGTCTTATGCAGAAGGCAATGGGTGCTGCAGGAATAACAGGAGAAACTGCTGCAAAATTAACAAAAGGTTTAGGTTTAGTTGGTGATGCTTATACTATTGGAACAGATATAGAAGCAGATTTACATGGTCAATTTCAAAAGATGGACTGGGAACAAAAAGTTGGTAATGTTGGTGGGATATTAGGATCTAGTCTTGATATTGTTGGAACTGCAATTCCACCTCTTGGTGTATTAAAAATAGTAGGAACTGGTATTAGTGCATTATCAAGTGTATTTACTGGAGTTGGAGATGAGAAAGCACAGCAAGCAGCAGGTAATGATGAAGTCTCACAATTAGAACAGCAAAAAAAAACACTTCAGCAAGTTCAGTCAAATGCTGGAAAAGCACCAATTCTAGCTCAATAAAACTTTTTTCTTTACTTTTTATTTTTTTTTTTTAAAATAAATATATTTCATATTTATATATAATGAGTATTTGGCAAACAAAAGATACTATCCCAATTGAACAAACCGAGAAAGCAATTTCTTCAACTAATGGACTTTCTTATTCTGCTGGACAGGTTATCGATATATTTGTTCCACCAACCACTAAATTCTTTGTAGGAAAAGATTCCTATTTAGAATTTGATGTTGAAATTGCACTTCCTAGTGATTCTACTGGTGATTTAGCACGTATTCAATTAGATGCTGAAACCGGTGCAAATGTTCTTATCAAAACACTTTCCTTATTTAGTGGAAATAAATCTCAGTTATTAGAACAAATTGTAGCATACAATACAATGGTAGCAATTAAATATGATTATGAAACCAATGACACTGTTAAAGGAAAACGTATTGTTGAAGGGGCAACTCATGCTATTCCTGACCTTCGTGGTTCTCTTGGAACTTCTGAAAGTTCTCTTAACAATCACAAATCAAATCCTTATTATAAGAAAGTAGATGATGCTACTACAAACACTCCTTTTACAAATGCTAACTATTATCAGAAAGCAAAAATAACTATTCCAATTCATTGTGGAGTATTTTCCTCAGAGAAGGTATGGCCGAACATGCTTACCATGGGCTGCACACTTTCTCTGGAACTTGAATCAAATACTAATGTTTTTAGAATGCTTGATACTTGTTCACAAGAACGTCGTATTGAAGCCAATCCTCAGGTCAATGGATTAGGTTCTGTTGATGGAACTCTGACTGGAAGTGGTTCTAATACATTAGAAGTATTTATTGAACCTGCTAATTCTAACTGGAAGGTTGAGAACTTTCCTTTTGTTGTTGGACAGAAATTTAAACTTGTAAATGATACATATGCTGATGCAGATCTTAATGAAGGAACAATAGAACAGATAGAAATGGATAGTGGTTATGTAAAGATTACAACATCTGCTTCATTAGTTGCAACAGGTGCTGTAGATCCGACTGCTGAGAATTTTTATCTTGTTGATACATCGATTGTTGGTGCATCTTCATTCAATCCAACATACACTGTTAGTGATGTCAAACTTATTGTAAAAGAAGTTAACATGGGTAGCAATTATGAGAACGATTTAATAAATAGAATGAAACAAGCAGGAACAATCAATATTGATGTAACGAGTGTTCAGAACTATCAGAGTTCTATTTTAGCAAGTGACCGAGTAGCCAATATTCGAGTTCCCGTTAATAATAGCCGTTGTCGTAGTGTTATTGCTTGTTTAGCAGATTCGACTCGTTATGCTGCCAAAGATGCCATCAGTGCATCAGGAACTTATCTTATATCTAATGCAACTGGTGATGGAAATATGAGAAGTTGCCGTAGTGGTCTAGAAGGTCTATGTGATAGACTTACTGAATACAATTGGTTTTTGAATGGACGACTCCAGCCATCGAGACCAATTAAGACTTCTAAAATTGCTAATAAACAGAGTATCTCAGCTCAGCACATTGTGGAAGTTGAGAAAGCACTTTCTTCTAGTGGATTTATTCAGCCATTGTCATTTGAGGCATACAATCGTAATTTCATTATTGGACGTACTCTTGGGATTCAGCAAAATATGGTTTATGATGCAAGAGGTAAAGACTTTAATCTTCAACTTAACTACAATGAAACTGCTGCCCCTGATAAGAACAAGTTGGTCAATATGTTTGTCTTCCACGTAAGAAGATTTATTATCAAAAACGAATCTGTTATGGTGGTTGTATAAAAACAATCTTTTAAAACAATCTTTTAAAAAACTAAAATTATTTTCTTTTTATATATTATATGGATTTTAAAAAAATCATTTCCGATGCTAGACCAAATATTAAAGAATCATCTTTAAAAATGTATAGTCAAAATTTAAAAAAAATATTAGGTGATTCAAAAGACTATAAACCACTTTTAAAATTTGAAGAAATACAAAAGAAATTAGAAGACAAATCAGATAATACAAAAAGAAATTATTATAATTCAATTATTGTGTTATTACAAGCAGTAAAGGCACAACCAAAAATATTAAGAAAATATGAATCAGAAAGAGATGAATTAAATGATAGATATGATAAAATTCAATCAAGTGGACAGATGACAGAAAAAGATAAAAAGAATTTTGTTGAATTATCAGAATTGAAAGATATGTTAATTAAAATGAAAAAAGAAATAACATTAAAAAAATTACATAAAAAGCCCTTAGAGAAATTTTCAAAAGAAGATAAAGAACTATATGATGGTTATTTTTTATTTAGTTCATATTTGGCTTTACCATTACGTAATGATTTAGCAGATGTTGAAATAATAAGTAAATATGAATATAACGAAATGGATGATAAAGATAAAGAGAATAAAAACTTTTTAGTTCTACAAAATGGTGCTGGTAAAACATATTTTTTATCATTAAATAATTATAAGACTAATAAAAAGTATAAAGAAAAAATAATTGAAATACCAAAAGAATTAATGTATACATATAAGCAATATGTAGCTAAACAACGACCATTTAAATATTTAATAACAACACGAAAAGGTCAAAGAGTTTCAAGAAATTATTTTACACAATTTCTACAAAAAATATCAAAGAAATATTTAGGTAAAAGTATTTCAACAACATTATTAAGAAAAATAATATTGTCAGATAAATTTGGTGAAGTAAATAAAGAAAAAGAAGAACTTGCTCATATAACAGGTCATTCGGTCAATACAATGGACAAGGTCTACATAAAGCAAACTGGTGATGATATTAAACAATCAGAGGAGAAGGATCAAACAAAGAAGGACGACTAAAATCTAATTCATTCAATCCAAAGTTTCTATAATCAAATCTTCTAGCTTGTCTATTAGATATACAAGAATTAATAATTTTCAACCCTTGTTTTTTGAATTTAATAATATACATTGATTCAAATAATTTCAAATCTTTTTTATCTATTTTGTCAAATTCATGAATACAAATAATTTTATAATTAGAATTATATAAAATTTCAAATGAACTTCTATAATTTCTAAAACCACAAGGTGTCAATGCTAAATACATTCTTAAATCTGTCATATGTTTATGATATCTAACCTTAATACCTTGAATTGTTGACCCAATATATATTTCATATGTGTCATTATCAATAAATGCATAAATATATCCTTTCATCTATATATAATATAAATATAAAAAAAATAAAAAAAAACTAATTAAATTTAATTTTTTTAATATTATTATTTATTTTAAAATTATCAAATTTATATTTTAAATATTTCTTTTGTTTGATGTGTTTAAGATAGAAAACACTATTTTCAAATTTTATTTCAAATGGTTTATTATGATAACGATTAATAGCAATAATTGATTTCCTAACAGAAGGTAAATCACCATAAGTTGAGATAGATTCTGCTAATTTAAAATAATATTCAAAATTATCATTTCTATATTCTTTACAATATTTTAATATCTTTTTTGCATTATTATTTATTTCTTTTTTCTTTTGAATTGATAATTTAATTGTATCATTTGGTTGATTCAAATAATTTACTAAATCAAAATAAGTTTTAAAATTAAAATAACCGTTATTAAAATTCAATGGTCTATTTTTATGTAAATATAATTCTATATAAAATATCAATCCTTCTTTATAAAAATCTTTATAATCAGGAATATCCATTTCAAAGATTTCAACTATATCAATTAATTCAGAAACTGAGAATGTTTTATGAATAAACATTATATTATTAAAAAATATTAAAAAAAAGAATAAGGGAATTCATTTAAATATAATCATTCAAATAATTTATTTGTAAGTCATCTTCAACTGAACTTAACAAATCATTATTACTATAACCAACTTCATGAATTTCATATTGATCTAAACATTTATCTATTTGTTTAGCACTTAAATCTTCAAATTGTTCACCACCATATTTATCTGTAATCATATCATATTTATATTGATTAATTGCAAATTTAAAATTATAAATAAATTCATCAAATTGTTTTTTATATCTATCATCTTTCTTCATTTGCATTCTGATATTAAGAATTTTACTAATCATATCAAAATTAAGTGTTGGTTGTAAAGAGTTTGTAGTTTTCTTCATTATATATAATATATAATAAGAAAAAAAATAATCTTTATATGCTTTTTTCTATATATTATATATAAATGAGAAAAAAAATGATTTATTTCTCAGAGAAAATAATCAAATTTATTCTCAAAATGAGAAAAAAACCAAAAAAACACTATTTAATGACATAAAATTTAAATTTTATTTGTTTATATAGATAAAAAACAGTTTTTTTCTCATAAATGAGACTTTTTTATATTATTTTCTCATTTTTTATATATATTATATATAATGAAAAGCACTTAAAGACTTTATTAATCAAATTTAATTGTAATTTTTTTATTAATAAATTTTGTTTCTCCTTTATTTAGTCTGTCTGAATATCTTTTGAGATTATCATTTAAAATTTTCTCTCTATTCTTTTGATAATAAAGTTTAAAATATAATTGTTTATTAGTTGTTGGTTTATATAAATCAAAAAGCATATTTTCAATAGTTGTCATTTATTTTACAATAGATTAAATTTATTAGATTTTTTCTTTTAAATTATATATGGATAGAATAAGTATTTTAACACCTACTTATAATAGACCTCATTTATTAGAATTTTATTTATCAAATATTAAATGTCAAGATTATCCTCATGAATTATTAGAAGTAGTTATTGACGACGATGGTCAAGATAAATTTATTCCTGATGATAAATTAGAATATGTTAAAAATGAATTGAAACCAATTAAATTAAATTATATGTATTTTAAAAATAAAAGAGAGATTGGAATTAAAAGAAATAATTTAGTTAAAAGTTCCACAAGTAAAATAGTTATTAATTTTGATGATGATGATATTTATAATGAATCAATTATTTCATATTGTTATAATAATTTAAAATCTGAAAAACAAATTAGTTTAGTTGGAACTAATCAAATGATATTCTGTTATATTAATGATAATTTTAAATTTACTGCTATTCAATGTCAAAGTAAAAGACAGATACACGAAAGTGGAATGATGATGACAAAGAAACATTGGAGGGCATCAGGTGGTTATACTAAAAATTCACAAGGTGAAGGATCTAAATTAATTGATTATCATAATGATAGATGTATTAAATTATTAGAATGTAGATATATGTTATCTTGTATATGTCATAATAATAATACAATTAATAAAGATAAATTTAATACTGATGATAATATTATTGCTGATGCAAAATTATCTGATGAATTAAAACAATTAATTATTGAATCTTTTAAAATATAAATTTTATTTTTTATTATTATTTTTTTATTTAATGATTATATAAAATGTCTAATCGTTATATTGAAGTAAGACCCCAAAATAATCCAAGTGATGGATTAATATCTTACAAAAATGGAAATCCTCAGATTACCTTTATAGTCGGTGAACAGAATGCTTTTCTATTAGGTAAAACAGTTCGTGTTAGTGGACGATTCCATGCTTATTCAACTGCTACAAAGGCTGCACCTCATGCTACTCAGGCAATTAATGGTCGTCTTGGTGTATATGCCATTCTTGACCAAATTATTCTTAGAAGCAACAAAAATAAAGCCACCATAGAACATATTCGTGATATGAATCGTATGATGTCCTCGTATTTATCGGTTACTGCTGGAAAGCAGGATGGAATTTCTCACTTAAATACTGCTGGTTTAATTATGCCTAATTGGGAAGTATCACGAACTGATTCACTTAGTGATGTTGGACAGGATTTCTGTATTCACATTCCAACAGGGCTTCTAAACGGTACTGGCTCTATTCCTCTTAGTTCTGATTATGGAATTGGTGGCTGTGAGCTAACCATAATGCTTGCACCGGACTCTTCGGTTTTCTACTCTAACACTGGAACTACTACTAACATTGTTGATTGCTGGTATGAACTTTCTGATTTAAGATTATCGTGTGAACTTGAAGTTCCTCCTCCTGACCAATTGGCTCAGTTAATGAGACTAGGCAGTGGAACTCTTGAATACAATTCTATTTCTTCACAATATGCTACAATCAATAGTGGAAATGGTATTGTTAATTTCTCACTAGGCTTATCTAAGGTTAAGAGTGTTTTTGTCAATATGATACCTGCTAGATATCTTAATAACTTAGCTTATGATTCTATGGCTACACTAAGTTTTATCAACACTGATAATTCTCAGGGTGGCTTTCGTTCTCAGACTAATACTCGTGCTGGTGTTCGTTATCCTCGTGAATTCGTAATTGATAGCAATCTTAGAACCTCGGCTAATACTAATGTTAATGATCCTGAAATTACTCGTAATTATGTTAATGCAATTGCCAAATGGACTAATGTTAATCCTGAATCTTATTTATCGTCTACTACTTCTAATAGAAATTATACTGGTGCTGTTACATCGTATGGAAAGGTTGCAGATGGTGGTGTTGTTCAAGGTCTTGGTGTAACTTATGACCAAATTGGAAGTGGAACTGCTGACTTCTCAAATGTTCAGTGGGGTCTTGAATTAGATTCACTTTTAACTTCTGATGAACCTCAAGCATTATTTATTTTTGCTGTTAATAAAAATACATTAGTATTTAATAAAGATGGGCTTCAGGTTATTTCATGATTAATTTAAATATTAATTAATTGTCTTTTTTTATTTATTTTTTTTTAAAATTTTATATTTTATTATAATATAAAATGTCAAATATTCCTGAGATTCTAAAAACTGGAAGTTTAAGCACCACTACGGCTGGTGAAACCTACACCGAGGTGTTAGAACCTGTTACTTTTTCAGAATCAGGTTGCCGTTTTACCTTAAAGCCTGAAGGTATATTAAATCATTCAAGTAAATTAGTTCTAGGTATTGATACTAATGCATCGGTTACTCGTGCATTCTTCCCTCCTCACGTGGGTATTGGAACACTCATTAAACGTGCCACCCTTAAAGTAGGTGGAAAAACTATTTGTGAAACAGATGACTGGAATCATCTTCATGCTATGAAATCAGCATTTATTACTAGTCAAAATAATAAAGAACGTGAAGTTTATATGTCTTCTCGTTGTATGAATCACGAATTTGCTTACAAGACCTCTAATGCTTCTAGTGCCTCCAATAGTGATTCTGAAGCATCAAAATATACTCTATCATATGGAAAATATCCAACAATGAATGGATTAGTTCAGGAAACTGATGTTAAATTATTTCAGTTAATATCTAGTAAACCAACTTTTATGATTGATATGAGAGACCTATTTCCATTTTTTGAGGCAGGTCATCAATTACCTTTATATTTAATGACTGAAAGTATTCACGTTGATTTAACATTTGAACAAGACCCCTTCCGTGTTGTATGTAATGCTGATGAAACTAATTTTGGTAAAACTTTTAGTATTCTTCAGACTGAATGTAAACTTTTACAGGATATAATTGTTTATGATGGAGAGGTTATGGAACAACTGAGACAATCTAATAATAATATTGCTTTTACTTACCTTGATTATCAGTTGACTAAAACGGCTGTTACTCAGGCTCAGGCTCAGGACATTCAGAGAAATCTTGGTGGTGCTGGTCGTATGGTTCAGAATGTGCTGTGGTGTCTTACTGATGAAGGAAGTGGTTCTCTTATATCTGATGGTTCTCTTATGAATAAATATCGTGGTCTGTCGGTTACAGGTGCTGGAACTTTTACATCGAATATTAAATATAATGATGAATTCTTATATCCATTAGACCAAGTCAATTTTGGTAAACACTTTCACAACTTAATGTATGCAGAAGGTGGTATTCCATATGTTACACGTAGTGAATATGCTCCTCAATCTGTTGGTCTTGCTAGTGATACTCTTGCTACATTTGAAAAATATGACCCTCTTGACAACCTTGGTGAAAACTTCTTCTATTGTGGTGCTAATCTCAATAAAGGGGAAAGGGTGAATTCGGTGGGATTACAGTTAATTGCTAAATATGAAAATAGTCCATCATTTGTTGGTACGGGAACTCTTCGTGCTTGGATTGGGGTCCTTCGTACTGTTACAATCAGCAATGGTATTACTGAGGTTGAATTTGAATAAACTTTTTAGAAAAAAGTTTTATCAAAAACAGTTAAATTCTTTCTATTGAAAAAATCTTTTTTTTAAAATATTTATTATATTTATATAATGTCACAATATTTAGATACACAATTATTAGAATGTAATAGACTTCATTCAGAAGAATATAAAGCAGGAAATAACAGCAATCCTGCTTTATGGTCTAATAAACTTGGAAGTGGTATTCAATTAGATGTTGGTGATACCATTTCGGTTCATTCAGGATATATCAGTGAAATCGGTGCAGGTAGTGATACAATTGAATTTAAAGGTGCTTCTCTTGCAAAAGAAAAAACATTTACAGTTAGTAATGTTTCAAATACATTACCTTATGAAGAAAATGAAACAAATAAAAGAATTAATGGATATAAAAGAACCATTATTAGAGATGAACAAATTACAAAAGAATTATATGATAATAAGGCAACTATTAAAATTGGTTATTATTTAAATAGTATGGGTCAGAATACTCTTCAATTACCTCGTCGTTATGCTGGTAGACATCTTGTTGATGATGGACCTGTTAATTTTACACAAATTGATGAAGTTGAGAATGGTTTACCTTATAATTCTAGAAAAATAATAGTAGATGCTGATTATAAACAGTATTATAAAAATGAAGAAATTTTTAAACATAAAATAAATAATACAAGATTTACTATTTTTGCTCGTGATACATCGGTATTTGATAAAGATGCTGATTATACTTTTACTAAAGAAGGATTTGAAGATGTAACTAATATGTGGATGAGATTTGATAATATTGAATTAGATCCTTATGTATATGGAGGACTTCCACGAAATCCAGCTTTTTGGACATATAATGAATATTCAGAATTAATTGATTTAGAAGTAAATGATGGTTTTAATTCAGCACAGAATGTTGCTGAAGAATTAACTAATCAATTAACAATTCCAATTAAACAAAATACTTTTACTGTTAAACTTGTTGATGCTGGTTTAGAAACTTATGAGAGAGTAATTACCACAATTGAAACTAAAACTTATAAACCTTTTAATGCAGGAAGTCTTGGTAATATGAGTCTTAATAATTATACTTCATTTGTTAGTGCTTCATTAGCATTACTTACAAGTCAAGATTCTTATGATTATTTAAGTTCATTTCAATATGTTGGACATAAACGACCTGAAATACAAACAGCAGGAAGAAATTTACCACATGGTGCTTTACCTTGGTTAGGTTTTGGTGTTTATTATACTATTTTAGTTGCTAATCGTTTAACTGAACCATTGGTTATAGATGTTACATATAATGAAAATAATTGTGCTAAATTTGGTGATTTTTTTAAAGCATGTGAGCTATATCCTGAATTATGGGATAATATCAATCCACGAGGGTTTTTTGCTGGTCAAGATTATGATAAAACAAAAATAAATTTTGAAACTTCAAGATGGTTACATTTAAATTTTTTTGAAAATGCAAAATATTTATCACTAATCGGTGAGTATTATTTAGGTGGTGATAATATACAACCAAACGGTAGTGGAACTATTTGGGAAGCACCACCATTATTTTTTAAATATGATTCTAAATCACGTGATATTTTTTATGAAGAACCTTCACCTGATAAATTAAGTTATGGTTGTTTAGGTAAAGATTCTAATGGAAATATTGTAGTTTATCCTGCATCTTGTGGTGGAATACCTCAATTCTTTTTTCAAGATTCGGGTAGTGGGCCACAAATACTTGCTGGTAGAAGAATTGGATTTGATTTTGGGTTTCAAGCTTGGGGAACTCTTGCTGTAATACCTTTTTCAGGTTATAATTATACTAGTGCTGATAATAATATTCAATTTGGTTATCAAGTGCAGAATTCAGAAAGTTATGATGTTCAGGATTTAACAGGTAGATTATCACAAGTTTATATAGGTGCACAAACTCCGTTAATAGAATATGATACTGTTGCCAGTAGATTTAAAATAAGTCAATTACATTCAATGTTAAGAGGTCAACAATGGTATCAAGCAGGTCTTGATGACGATAACCCTGATTTGGGTAGTGAAGTTGCTGGGGCTTATGTATATAAAATGAATCCAACTGATAATTATTATGTATATACAACTGATTTAATACCTTATATTAATAAAAAAGCACATGATGGTGGAACAAAAGCATTTAAATATACACAATTAAATTTAAATTTAGAACCTTGGACAATATATGATAGTTATTCAGGAATATTTATCAGTGATTTTGGATTTGATACAGATGAAGGATTATGGTCTGTATTAGGTTTTACAAATTCTCAATTTAATAGTCCTTTAACAGCTTCAAATACACTTTCAAATAATAGATTTGATAATAATACAATTAAAACATTAAATAAAGTTACTACTAATGCTGAAATAACAAGTAAGGATTTTTCGGCATATATTCAGAATGAATATGGTGCTACGATGTATACACAACAGATAGCAACTACTTGTGCTATTACTCATGGTGATATAAATAATCGAGCAGATAATTATTTTTCACCAATTACTATTACTCAAAATAGTATTAAAATAGTTGCTAAAAATTTACCACGTAGAATGTTACGACCTTATTATTTATTAAAAACAAATTTAGTTGATAAAAATTCACTTATTGGTTCTCGTGATAGTGGTCAAAATTTTAACGTTGCAGCCATTGTTGACAAACAATATAGTGGTGGTGATTTCTTCTTTTTTACTGCAAATGCTATTGAGTTTACAATTACAAAACCAATTACATTAACTAAAATAGAAACAAGTGTTCATGATCCTGATGGTAGTTATGCTAATGTAAATAGTGATAGTTCTGTTATTTATAAAGTTCAAAAAAGCAAGAATTTAGCAGATTTAAATATTTTAAGCCAAATTTTACAAAATAAAAAATAAAAAATAAAATAATTGTTAATAATATAATGAGTGCTTGGACAGATCATGTAAAACAGGTTTTTGATGCTGGACGTAAGAAGAATGAAAAATATTCATACAAACAGGCAATGACTGATGCTAAGGCAACCTATCGGAAGGGTGGTAGTGAAAAACCACCTACTAAGAAAGGAGGTGGTAAAAAGAAAATGGAAAAAGAATCAAAATAATTATTATGATGATTTTTTTGATGTTATTTTTTGATTGTTTTTTTGATTGTTTTTTTGATTAAACTATTTTCTAAAAAGATTATATAATGACATTAATTGAAATTATACAAGAATATATAAATACTCGTTATATTGAAAATGAACAAGAATTTATATTAGGACTTATTGAACAATTAGAATTTTTATTTGATTTATATTCTGATAGTGATTCAGACCATTCAGATGTTTTCACAGAGGATGAATCAGATGAAGAAGATTTTACACCTGAAGAATTAGAAGATTTAAATAATATTGAAGTTGGTAGAGATGGTGAATTTTATTTTATGAATTGAAAAACCATCCTTTTGTGGATTCTTTTGGTGGTTCTTCAAATTCTATGTAAGAAATATCTTTTTCACTTACAACTTTTTTAATATTTATTACATCATTTTGTAACGATGTAATTGTTAAATTTATACTATCAAGTCTTTCAAGAATTTCTTTTAATAGTTCATTATTTGAACAAGCCATTTTTTGATTTTCCATTATATAGTTATTTTAGAAAAAGAACTTACATTAAAAATATTAATATTGAATATATGGCATCATTAGATTTAAAAACTCCACGACAAATTAATGACGATGAATTAGAAGAATGGAGTGAAGAAATAGAAGGGTTATTATCTGAATTTGGTGAAGTTGCTTTATGCTATCAATATTTACATTCTTTTAGTCAGAGAAAATATTTGTCCAAATATCATCATTTTCAAATTCCAATAATTGTCCTGAGCACTCTTACTGGGACGGCAAACTTTGCTATTGATAGTTATGTTCCAAAAGATTATCAAAGTGGTTTTTCTGCAGGAGTAGGAAGTTTAAATTTATTATGTGGAATACTTGGAACATTATTATCATTTTTAAGATATTCAGAAGTATATGAAGGGCATCGTATAAGTGCTTTAGCATGGGCAAAATTAAGTAGAAATATTGAAATTGAATTATCATTACATTATAAGAAAAGAAAACCTTGTAGAGATTATTTAAAGGTTATGAGGGCAGAATATGATAATTTAATGGAAAGTAGTCCATCTATTGATTTAGATGTAATTCAAATGTTTAATAAAAAATTTGAAGGTAAATATCCAAATATATCTAGACCAGTTATTGTGAATGGTTTACGAGAGATTAAACCTTATAAAAAAGAAGTTGATAAATATGAAATAATGGATAATAATCGTGAAGTTATTATTCATAGTGATAAAATGAAACAAGTGATTTAATTATCTTTAATATATTCATTTAATTTTTCATTTTCTAATACTAATTGTCTTATCTGTCTTGCTTGTTTTGAATTAATTGAAACTTGTATGATACCAAATTCTTTTAATTGGCTTATTTGTTGTTTAAGATTTTCAATTTCATATTGCATTTGAATAAATACATCTTCATCGTCAAATTTATCATAAATGTCATGTCTTGGCATCCTATATAATATATAAAAGAAAATCTTTATATGTTCATTTTATATATTATATATAAAAAGTGATAGAGATATTTAACATAACCAAGTAATAGACTCTTTAAGATTGATTTTATAACAATAATAAAAACAATCAAAATTGCATTTACCTTTTACTTCATCATCTTTTAAAAAATGAATTCTTTTTCTAGGAATAATAATTTGTAATTTATTATCTCCTAAAAATGATTCTCTCATATAACTTGTATTTATTTTACTAGAAGGCATAAGCATAATAAAAGGTTTATTTAATTCTTTCAATCTCGGTATTATTTTTTTACAATCTTTAAAAGGTGGATTAGATATTAATATATCACCTTTATTATTTTCATAAAAATCAATATTTTCGTGAATTACATTAAACCCTAATTCTTTTAAATATTCTCCACTTTTTCCATCTCCATAAAAACACTCCCATATTACTTTATCTTTAGGTATAAATTGCTTTATATTTTCCCAAGCATATTTTGGTGTCATATAATCCACATCGTCAATATTAAACGTTTTTGTATGAAAACCAGCCATTATAAATTATATAATATTTATTTTAATTTAAATCTTTTCTTATAATCACGAATTGAACCTTGTAATGTTGGTTTATTCCATAATATCCAACGTGATAATGCTCCTGCTGTCATTGGATCATTCCAATTTTCTCTTTTACGATGTCTATCTAAATATCGTTCCTTTCTTTCTTTATCTTTATGAATGGTATAATCACTCATTCCAGCTGAACCAAAATGAGTGGTCTTTATTTTTTTACCATTATCATCATAAAATATTGCCATTAATTTTTTGGTTTTTTGAGTTGATGGTCTAATTTCAACTTTATCGACCATTTATAAATATAATTTATAAAAATATAATATGGATTATTATGAAAAAAATAAAGAAAAGATAAAAGAACGTGCAAGGTTGTATTATCATAAACATAAGAATAATCCCAATAGTTCACACTATTTACCTTATAGATTAAAATTACAAAGAGATGCATATAAAAAGAATAAAGGGGGTCAATTAATTTATCAAAAAAAAAAAGATTATAAAATAATATTTAATTATGGCAACTATATTATTCATTTTCATTAAATAATAATGGATATTTTTGTTTTGCTGGTGTTCTAGTATTATCATTTTTAAGAATTTCTATAGTTTCTTTAAATTTTTCATTTTTTACAAATTCTTCTATTCTATTATTTCTTCTATAATAATTATATCTATTTCTACATTTATGTAATAATTGATTATTTTGATAATAGTCATTAGTATGATTTTTATAATAATTTAATGCATTCTGTCTTTGTTTAGACATAAATTCTTCAGCTTTCCTTTTTATTTCAGGATCTTCAGAATTTAAATCTTCCTTATATTTATTATATCTTTTCAATGTGTACACTCTCATTTTTCTTTTTGTATCATTATATTTATCGATAACCTCACGAATTTCAGAATCTGTATATTGTTTTTCATTATGTTTAATAGTGAATTCCATATATATATTATATATAATATTTTTTTTATATATAGAAAAAAAAAATAATTAATTTTAATTTCATTTAAAAAAAAATATATATAATATATATAATGAAAAAAAATGATTTTAACGAATCAACCTGTGAAAACAAATCTATGAATAAACATATGGAAACAACAACAATACTAACATTATTCAATTCTTTTAAATATTCAATCCCAAACCAACAAGCCCCTTATCGTAAAATAAATGTTGTTATTAATGATGAAGGTAAAAAAATACCGTATGGTGAAAAAAATAATTTATCATTAGATGATATTGAAAAAAGCAAAGGTTCAGGTAATACATATTCATTGTATGTAAAACATGTTCCAAAATTATATGTTGTTGATTTTGATACAAAAGAATTAGATGGATGTGAATTAAAAGAATTCTTAGATAAGAAAAAAACCGTATATACTGAAACTAAAAAAGGTTATCATTATTATATTTTTATTAATGATATGATTGAATATAGTAATCAACAAAAAATTTATAAAAATGATAATTTTGAAATAGATTTAATTAAAAAAAATAATATTTGGGAAACAGCAGATAGAACTGTATATGGTACTATTTCTAATGTTAATACTTTTGATTGGAATGATATTAATCATTTTTTTGATATTGATAAAATGAATTCTGTTAAAAAAGATAAACCTGTTAAAAAAATTACTGATTTTAAAGTTGAAAGTCCTAAACCATCACCTCCTATTAGTCCTCCATCTTCTGATGAAGAAATTATTATTGAAAATAAAATGACTGATAAAGATTTTGAAAAAGTTAAAATGGCTTTATTAAAATTAAATAAAAATAGAGCTACAGATTATGGTTTATGGTTAAATGTTGGTATTGCATTATTTAATAATGGTGATAATATGGATAATAAAACAATGAGATTATGGGAAGAATTCAGTAAACAATGTAATGAAAAATTTGATGATATGGCTTGTTGCAATAAATGGTATACTTTTAAACCTCGTTCTAATGGTTTAACAATTGCTTCTATCTTTCATTGGTTGAAAGAAGATAATCCTGAAGAACATAAAAAAATGGAAAAAAAAGAAGTTGAAATTAATTGGAAACAATTATATGAAAATAATGATGGTTCTTTTATCAAAGAAATGAATAAAATTTGTATGTATTATGAAGTTGATGGAACAATATTATATTACAATAAACAAAAAACTTTATTAAGAAATAAAGAAGCAATAGCAAGAACTTTTTTTAAAAAAGATTGTTTTTATATTGAAGATGAAGGTAAAAAGAAAAAAATCAATCCTTTTGATATTTGGCTGGAACATGATGACAGAAGAGATATATCTGAAATTATATTTAAACCAACTCAAAATATCGGAAAAGTTGAAGATTATAAATTAAATTTATGGAATGGTTTTAAATATAAAAATACTCATGATTATCAAATTGAAAGAATTCAACATATTTTAGACCATATTAAAAATGTATGGGCATCAGGTGATGAAGAATTATATGAATATTTCATTTGTTGGTTTGCACGTATATTACAACAACCATGGAATAAAAACAAAGTTTGTATTGGTTTAAAATCCATTGAAGGTGTTGGTAAAACATGTATATTAGCATTATTTGCTGAAATAATTGGTAAAGAATATTATATGGAATGTACTGATTTAAATAAAGCATTCGGTCAATTTAATAATCAGGTATTAAATAAATTATTATGTGTTTTTAATGAAACTAATTGGGGTGGTGATAAAAAGATGAAAGGAAAATTTAAATCGTTTATTACTGATAATCGTATTACTATTGAACAAAAAGGTAAAGACCCATTTGATATAGATTGTTATTGTAATTGTGCTATAACAACTAATGAAAATTGGTTAGTTGATGTAAAAGGTGATGATAGAAGATTTAATTTAATTGAAATTAAACATGAAGTTTTAGATGATGATTATTATCGGAAAATACACGAATTTGAATATTTTCAAGATTTAGCTAATTATTTTTACAATTATGATATTTCTAAATATAATCCAAAGAAATTTAAGAAGAGTGAATTACATTTAGAACAAGTTATTCAAAGTCAAGATAGTGTTGAATTATTTATTACAATGATGTGTGAAAAAGATATTGTTTTTTCTGATAATGATGATGAAGAACTTATTATTTGTAAAAATCACTTTTTCGAAAGATATAATGAACAATCTTATGGAACTTATGGAACTAAATTAAATAATGTTCATTTCTTCAGACGTTTAAAATCTATATTACCGAATTCTATTAAAATTCAAAGTAATAATAAGGCTCATGGTAGAAGAATTATGATAAGTTCTCTAAACAATATGATTAAAGAATTTGATAAATATTGTGGTAAGTAAATCAGGTAAAATCAAGTAATCAGGTAAAAAGGGTAGTTAAAATTGCTATATATATTTTATAATAATATTTTTTAAAATTAATATATTTTACTTGATTTACTTGATTTACTTGATTTAATATATTTATAGTA